GCCTACTGGTCAATGCGAAAAGTGTATGTGTTTCGTAGCTGTCACAACACAACCAGAACTATCTAAACGGCTAAATCCATACAAAATGCTAAACGAAAATAAGAACGAATTGTATGGTGTTATCAACAGATGTAGCACTTCAACTTATATCCATGGTGGAGCGGGTACTGGAAAGACTGAGACTGTTTGTGACATTTTGTTGAAAGATACAACTATCAAAACACTCGTCATTTCAAAGACTAACTTCGCCTGTGATAACTTGTTTACTCGTTATATGGACAAAGCACAAAAGTACAAATTACCAGTTAGAGCATGCAGATTAGTCTCGCAAGCTTATCATTCGAAGATTGCGCAAGTTGTGCATAGCATAAGCAATGGAAAAAGAGGTGAGGTGTCATCATTATTCGACGCTAAATATATGGGTGCTGTTAAGACCTTGCGTGAATATCAAGCCTCATACTTTACAGTCGTGTTCGTTACTATCGACTTGCTTAATCAAATTGGGCTCAGACAGAATGTGATTCGCGTCGTCGTAGAAGAAGCTTCTCTTTGTCACGTTTTTTCAATTGTCAACATTTTACGTGATTCCGAACTTATTGTTTTGGGCGACACAAACCAACTTGGCGCGTACAATTACGAAGGCGAAAACTATTATACATCATTGGCTGATTTGAATGCGCTATTGTCAGAAAATCAGATTGCTAATACAACTCTATATAGAAGCTATAACGAAAAATTGTTCAATTATCTCAATAAATATTGTTATGGCGGCAATCTAAAGCGATATGAAAATGCATCTCCACTCGATATACAGATTCAACCGACTGTCGAGAGCATAAACGCTTTTTCAAACAGAATGAGGACAAAACATCCAAAACGCGTGTTCATTTGTTTTTACAAAAACGATGTTTCTGTACTCACCAGAAGAGGTCTTGAAGCGTATACCATCGATTCGTATCAAGGTAAAGAGAATCCAGATGTGGGGTTGGTGATCTTTAGAGATGCCATGACAGATTTCAATACATCCTTTCAACGATTTCTTGTCGGCGTCACCAGATCTACCGGTAGTTTAACTATCTATTATACTCCGCGTTTGTTGGATGATCAATATTCTCCCTTGGCTATATTTATCAACGAATTCAATGGAACAACACTTACTCACATAGTGAAAAATCGAAACGCTAAACATATTGTGAGTTCAAAAGAACAAATTCGAACCTTTGATGAAATGTATAGAAACAAGCCGATTAAGTTTAGCCTTTGTGCCAACAGATTTTATGAACTAATGTGCCCAGATGAACGATGCTCGTGCACTACAACCGTCGAATGTATTACGAAAAAGAGACATTACTATTCGAGCTCTAACAACTTGAAAGATAAAACCTACAACAGAAATAGAAACGATTCGCATGAAGTGCATCTTGCAGATGAAGCAGATCTAAAATCTTATTGGGACCATGCCAACATCAGAGACATTTATATCGATTGGTTCTATAGTAAGATGCTTACAGAATTGAAGATCAGAGAAGAACTTATACCTGGATGGTCTGTTGAGAATGGTCGTTTCGATATCAATTACGACACTTTTATCAGAAGCATGTACGATATGTACCAACAGTTGGATCCTGATCATATGCGTCCTGCATTATCTCAGATACCTCTATCTAACGTTATTTTTCCTACGTTACGCCGAGAAAATACAGAATACTTTACATCTGGACATGTACCGAGCCCTCAAACTTGGTTACTTGACCCAAACAACGTACAACGTGGATTTAATAAAGGTATTTGGACGCAAAAACATCCATCAGTCAGAGAGTTTACAGATTCGATTACGCATTTTGGTTACAGCAGAATAAACGATCTCACATTGGCGAAATTCACAGAACGAAACAATCTCGACACTTCAGAATTGCGTGACATTGTCAAATCCGATTCTACTTGTTGACAAATTTTGCCGAAGTTAGAGACGTTACCAAATCTCTTATACCTGCTTACAACAATTATGCCGAAAGTTTCGTGCCAGCAGAAGGTACAATCAGAAATGCCGTTAAAGATTGCGCACTTTTCAATCCAGTGCTTACAGATGATGGTTCAGAAGATGCTTTCAAACAATCGAATATTACTTTCGATTTATTCGCCCAAGCTACACAATCCGTTGCTGATGCATTGAAAGTTGATTTTATCGGGGATATGATTACAGATAGTGTCATTCAATATTCATCCCACGATATGCCGGTTGGTTCATCGCCAGGCATTCCTTTCAAATTTCCAAGAAGCATGGAATATTCCGTCCTGAATGAGGATGGTTCTACAGAATTTCGCGAATTTACAGCATCAAAAGATTTCCGCGACGTACTTTCGAAATATCCAGATGATTGCGCGGAAATGGTTGACCATTTGAGCAATGTTCTTTCTCTAGATGCACATAACATCTATTTGAAACAAGAGATGAGGAAGAAAGAAAAGAGGGATAAAGCAAGAACCTTTGTTGCCATATCTATGGTGCAAAAGTTGGCTGCTATTCAATCAATCTATCCCTTTTTACAGAAGTATGCAGCAAGCCGAACAACATCTACCACAGACCCTAATATTTACGGCTTGTCACAATTCAAAGGTGGTTACGAATCACTTTGTAACAGATTTTTCGGTAATTCGGAAGAACAGATTAAATGGTTTGAAAAGAACTTCGCAGAATATCTCGAAGAAGATTACAAATCATGGGACCGAGCAACTCGTATGCTATTTTGGTTTTTCATTTTGTCGTGCTTAGGCCTCATGATGGACGGACAACCTGGTTCAAAACGCAAGTTCTATCTGCTCATGAATACCATTGTAAATGGCATGGTGACGGTATGCATTTTACCAACTGGTGAAGTTATTATTAAGATCGGCTCGCAATCGAGCGGTAATTACGTAACCTTGTTTGGGAATTGCATCTTCCACTTATTTGAGCAAGCGATAAAGGCATGCATGATATTGAGAGAGATTAGTATTGCTGATACTCGGCTAGCAGAAGCCGTGAAAGCAACTCTTTTCTTTACAAAATTCGTCAAATTAGTTAGCGTGATAAAACGAGAAACGCCTATTGACGATTGGCCGGAAATGCAGAGAGAGTTCGATATAGAAGTCGACCACCACGAAAAAGGAGTTACTGGTTACATCAATTGGTTGTTATTGAATAAGATCAACCCTACAGCCATCCTTGGTGATGACGTGTTAGAAGCTGTCAGATTATTTTTGAAGAAGTACTATTCCATCGAACGTTTGGCTAAGATTGCTAAGAAATATTGCAACTTGGAAGTCGAACTCACAAAAACTGCCGTGTTACCATACGATCGAGCAGTTATCAGATATCACGGTGAAAAGGCTCAGAAATTGCCTTTATATGATACACATGAATATGGCGCTAGTATCGTTGGCCTATCTCCCATTCAATACATCACAGATAATGGCAGAGTTCGCTACTTTCCTCGCGTCAATGTAATCAAGTACATAGACACCGTTTTGAATACCAACAAGAAGACGTACTTCAATTTGTTCATGACTTGTACATCTTATGTCGTGAATACAGCTATGCAACCAGATGTCCTGTTCTTTTGGCAGATGATGAGGTATCTTGAATTCAGATTTTACTTAGAATACGCAGAAGCTGAAACATATGGCGTGTTAGATGTTTTGTACGATTCATCCGCCGATGCAGCTAAAACAGAATACAAACGTATAAGAAAGGTAACAGATTACTTGCGTATTATTTGTAACTTATACCATCTTACACCATCAGAGTATGCAAGATACATTCTTACGATGAAAACCCCCTTGCCCATTGTAGATACATCTTTGAACCCTGAACTTACAGAATATGGAGCCATTTTTGAATGTGCTGCGCAGGAGTTCATGCTATTTATGGAGAGCATTGTTGGAGAAAACATCGTTTACTCAGAAGAATTTCTGAATAGAATGAAGATAGAAGTAGAAAAGATACCCGGAAAATTGGGAGAAAAAGCCAGAAAGAAGATGCTCATGTATGAGCAGGATAAGAACATACCAGATTACCAACCAGAATATGAGTTGGTCGAAAATTTCGATCCCTATACAGAATGGAATGGAGTGAAAGCGTTTTTTCTAGATACAGAAAGCGCTATGTGGAAAGATTACCGAAAAACTTTTAACATCATTGGAAAGAAAGGCAAAGTCACAGAACAGAATAAATTTGGAAACTATCAAGGATGTGTTCCATCTTTAGTGCAGATTGCCTGGGTCAAAGATGGTAAAAAACGTGTCACCATTTTAAACCTTTTTGATGAGTCAACGTACATCCACCCATTGTTTTATGCGTTTCTTAGTTTCGCGAAAGATGCCACGATTTATACATACGCAGACGAAGTTCAGAATATTGCCTTAATTGGCGAATTCTATTATTTCGAAGAAGAACAGATTAGTTTCGAGTTAACGTTCTGCGATTTACAACAATGGTATATGGATAACCATGACAACATTTATCGTGGCATGTATGACGCTGTCAAAACTTTGTTAAACAAACGCATATTGAAAGATCAAACAGAATCAAATTGGTTACAGAAACTTACAGATGATCAGAAGCGTTATGCTGCTTATGATGCATTGGTGTTGATTGATTTGTTGGAGAAAATCACACCCAAAGAAGCAGACGCATATTCCAGACAGGTCACTATTTCATTCTATCAGACGTGTTGGTTCGAGCGAAAGAAGTCGAGTTATCAGAATAGTAGTAAAATTTTCACAGGCGAAAAGGTCTTGTACATTTCGAACTGTACATATCCACAAGACGACTTGAATTTTCTCGTATATTTCAAGGAAGAACCAGAATTGTTGGATTACGTAATATCAAACTTTAATCGTGATAAACCCAAAATTATCATTTTCAAGAATTTTCAATTTCTTTTTGAACGTTACCATACGAGCGTCAATGATATAATACAGATTGTTAAGAATAGCACGATAAAAGTTTTGTACTTGTCAATAGTACATTCAGATTTGAAATCTCGTTTGCAAGGTTTGAATCTTAGAATTCATTTGCTAGATGTGAAATTTGAGAATAACATCCTAACTTCGACTACATTCGTTCCTGGCACAGAATCTATTATTGTTTATGGTGATGTAAGATCAGTTGGTTTAACATTAGACAGCTCATATGCAACATTCCTTAAAGAGAATGTAACATCGGCTTTATCAACAAGTACTGTCTATATTAACGATGCATATACACCTCAGTTTTCGTTTACTACGCATATTCGGAAACACTTTTCCAACTACAACATTAATAGTATAATTAGTGACTTAAAATCAACTACACTCATTGGATACCAGATTTTGCGTACGATCAGAATAGGAATGACAACATCCGGATACACCTTTAAACCTGGTCTTGCTATTGATTCTATAAACGATACTCCAGTGACTATTGCCCAAATTAGATCATGGTCAGATTATCTTGTGACTGTCGATTCGTCACATGTCCTTATTATTGAAGAGAATTTCATAAACAGGGATAAGAATGGCGAAGAATTCTTTCGTGTTATGCGGGAGATGTATGACTTTCACTCTAACGACTACATGCTTATGCGTCATCCCACTCCTCTTGCTATTGGAAGTGGTATGGATGATAATCCAAATGCTAGACGCTCTAAGGCATTACTTGGCAATTTACCAACTACGTCACAGAAGTTGCTTATGGTTTTACCATCAGAATTTTATGTCGACCATGTCGCAGAGACGTGGAGGAGCTTGGAAATGCTCGTCGACTATTGCAACTATGGAGGAAACTACCAGGTATTTATGTTCACCACCGGGGCACAGAATAAAAATATTGAACGTATGTGCTCTTTCATTCCACCTACCATCAGAAAACGCGTATTGAAGTCTACGATACATTGGTGCGACTGCTCATGGACAAACAATGTCGACCACGTAAATCTTCTACAGAATGGGCGTGGGGATGGGCCGGGTTCCAGTAATCCGGTTCAAGGTGAGAAAAGGTAGGCGCGAACTTGTGTGTGATTATTGTCATATTTATTACAACTGAAATGGCATCCGGATTTTCACTCAAAAAGAAAACAAAAAACGACATCATGTTAGAACAGATTAAGTTGGAGGAGGAAGAATTGGCACTCCAAAAGAAACAGATTGAGTTAAGAAAGAAGAAGTTGGAGGTAGAATTACAACAGATATCTACCCAAGAGCCAAAAGAACAATTTGCGTATACAGAACGCCGCGGCTCAGAATTGTATCAAGTTACAGATGAAATCAAAGGAACAAAACTTGATAAATGGAATTGCGAAATATGTGGACAAGTGTCACGCTCGAGAAGCGAAGTTGACGATCACATCTTCTCGTGTCCACGCAGAAAGATCAAGTGCCGATTCTGTCGACGTGAGATCAATCGACAAGACATTGGTGAACATTTACAGGTATGCGAAACATCATGTTCATCTTTGTCATCAGATAATGATGAGAGTGCGCGTAAGTACGGCACTTTTGAGGAGACGGAGGGCGCGTTACTAGACGAGATACGCAAAATTGACATCGCGTGTACGCGTCTAGGCGCTGAGCAGGAGGACCCGGAGATGATTAAAAACGTACCTTCGAGCCAGCCTGCCACCACTACAGACGAATCCGATGAAGAACCAGATTATGAAAAGTACGCAAATTTAATGTTCAGTTTAACGACATTACCGCGTACTAATGTCACTAATTCAACACGTGAAATTGGGGACAGAAGACAAGATCCTGTGGCCGCTATGGTCAGCCGATTTACTCGTGGCGAAATGAGGGATGAAGATTTATTCGAACTCTTTAAAAGCATTGATAATTGGTCAGCTGTGGAAATAAACATATGGTTTAATTACACGCTAATCAAGGGAGTCGAACACACCAGAAGAGACGATTTTAAGGCCGTCAAACAGATCCTTCGAACACGAGCGGGCAGAGCTGGCGCAGTGAATCAGATGATGCCGTACGATCTAGATAGCTTTACCGAAACAATGGTGAAAAACGGCGTCGAACGTCTAGTTGCGATCGAATTGTATTATGCTACGATTAGAATATGTTATGCACAACGTCGATCCATCATACACAAAGGTAAACTTACAGACAAGAAAGATTTCGATAGTTACAAATATTCGCAGGCTCCTAGTATACAACCAGTGAAAGAAGCAGGATTCAGCCGCGAATTAGCACCGTATTCTTCGAAGATGATGCGTGGGTGTTCAGAATATTTAGATGCACTATTAGTTATTGATTTGGCTTCAAAAACACCGAGCAAGAATTATGAATATCTTGCTAAATCAATAATTGCTCAGACTTGGATCTATCAGATTGCAGATCGTCGAGTATACAAACAGATGTATAAGTGCATATCCACCCCGTCAGAAGGTACGTTGTTGCATTTTACAGAATTGAAATTTAAAAACTCTGCTAAAAGTAAATTCAGATTAATCGGACAAAACTTCTCAGATGCAGATTTGGACCGATTTTGGAGCGAGTTAATTGTCTTTGTAAATTCAACCTACGATGGATGTTGTATTGACGCACAAGATTATCGAAAAGCAATACATACTAGATCCGCTAAACAACGAAAGAACTATGACGAAGATGAAGTCAAATCACTGGCCATCGATGCACATCGAGACGATGTCCAGAAACGGTACAGCAGGAGATAAACAACAAGTCTACAGAATGCGCGAGTTTGAGACTTGGCGGTCCGAAGAGAGTAAGCTTAGG